TATCGCAGGTGGATGGTATTGCACCGAAGATGGTAAGACTACCTCTGTAGCACACTGGTTAGAAGAAGATGATTTCAGAAATAATGGTGGAGTCATGAATCATGAGACACTCGAAAGTATCTCTAAGAGAAAGAAACCATTCACAGTAGACTATACAGGTTTCGGATGGCTCCTTATTAAGAAGGGAGTATTCGAACACGAAGGACTACCATATCCATGGTTCGCACCGAAGATGCAAGTTTTCGAAAGTGGCGAAGTTCAGGACATGTGTGGTGAAGATGTCTCTTTCTGTCTCGATGCAAAAGACGCAGGTTTCGAAATCTGGTGCGACCCACGGATTCGTGTAGGACATGAAAAAACGAGAATTATATAGAATCATCATAGACGGCAAAGAAGTATTCACGGCATTAGGTCAAGGTGAATACTTCAGTCGCATGGAAGACTATGCTCTCGAATTCTATCAGACGGGTGCACCACACCCCGATAGTATTAAAACTGAAATGTACACAGAGGACACAGAGGATTAATTATGGCAAAAGCAACAGGTGGTATCAGTGGAGGGGATTTTATACAGTCACCCCCGAAGAAGACTCGTCAAGGGACGGGAAAGCACACCAAATATACGGCGACATCTCGTAACTCGGCTCGTAAGAAATACAGAGGGCAGGGACGCTAAAAGGGAGACTCCGAAAGGGGTCTCTTTTTTTATGGGTGAATGTCATATAAATAAATAAAAACTACGTCCAATGGCGATTAAGAGGATATCAAGAGCATATAAAGATATTAGTTTATCTTTTGAGCCTCATCCAGTATCAGGAGATTTAAAGGTTCTTCATAATGAGAATGCGATTCGTCGTTCTGTAAGAAATATTGTTCAGACGATTCCTACTGAAAAATTCTTTAATTCTTTATTCGGATCCGATGTCTATGGTAGCCTATTTGAGTTTGTCGATTTTGGTACTGCCTCGAACATTCGGGGACAAATTGAAATTGCACTAGATAACTTTGAACCAAGAATCGATAATGTGAGTTGCGGAGTCGATCCTCAACCAGATATCAATAGTTTTGAGGTGACCGTCATCTATGACATTATTGGACAAGAGTTCCCAACACAAGAATATTCTTTCCTCTTAGAGGCAACGAGATAACACATGCCTTTTACTAAATTTACAGATCTTGACTTTGATCAGATAAAAACATCAATTACATCCTATCTCAGGGCCAACTCAGACTTTACTGGGTTTGATTTTGAGGGATCTAATTTTTCTATTTTAATTGACACCTTAGCTTATAATACGTATATCACCGCATTTAACTCTAATATGGTCGTCAATGAATCCTTCTTGGATTCTGCGACTATGAGAGAGAATGTAGTTTCTCTGGCAAGAAATATAGGTTATGTACCACGCTCTAGAACGGCAGCAACCGCCAATGTCACGGTCACCGTCGGATTCGGTGCAACCGATCCTGGAACGTCTACGGTGTCTCTACAGGCAGGTATGATATGTGTCGGTGAACGAAGTGATACATCATTTACATTTTCAATCTCAAATAATATCTCCACATCGGTAATTCTGAATGGTGCTGGTAATTATGAGGCAGTCTTTAATGGTATTGATATTAAAGAAGGTGTTTTCTTAGAAAAGAAATTTGTCATAGATGGTTCATTAGATCAAAGGTTTATATTAGATAATGATGGTATTGACACCTCGACCATGAAGGTCTATATCAGTCAGGATAGTGCAGAATTAGGAGTCGAATATTCATTAGTCGATAATATATTAAATGTAGATAAAAATTCTGAAATTTATCTCTTACAAGAGGTTCAGGATGAAAGATATGAACTCTTTTTTGGAGATGGTCTTTTCGGAAAGAAGATTCCGAACGGATATACGGTGACGGTAAGGTATATTGTTACAGACGGTAAAGAAGGTAACGGTATCGGCAAGGGAAATAGACTTACTTTCACTGGAAAGGTCGTTGATTCGAATGGAATTGCTAAAACATTGGCAGGTTCTCCACCAGTGACTGTCATCACAAATGAGTCTTCTACGAACGGATCTGAAATTGAATCTATCAGTTCGATTAAATATTATGCTCCAAAAACGTATTCTTCACAGTATCGTGCCGTCACACCACGAGATTATGAGGCAATTATTAAGAGAATTTACGCAGATACAGAATCTGTAGCTGTCGTCGGGGGTGAAGAGATGGATCCACCCGAATTTGGTAACGTTATATTAAGTATAAAACCAAAAAATGGGTTTTTTGTCACTGATTTTAACAAAACTCGGATTTTATCACAATTAAAACAGTATTCTGTCTCTGGAATTAACCAACGAATCGAAGATTTAAAGGTTTTATACGTCGAAATCAATTCTTCGGTGTATTTTAATGAAAATTTAGTCTCAACTCCAGAATCACTTAGAGCAAAGGTTGTAAATTCACTCAATACTTACGGAAATTCGGTAGATTTAAACAAATTTGGAGGAAGATTTAAGTATAGTAAGGTGCAACAGGTCATCGATGCCACTGATACTGCAATAACTTCGAATATTACGAAGGTGATCATCAGAAGAAATCTAAAAGTTGCGACAAATCAGTTTGCACAGTATGAATTATGCTATGGAAATCGATTCCATGTCAATGCTACAGGTTTTAACATCAAATCAAAAGGATTTTTCATCAGTGGAAATTCCAAACCAGTCTATATCACCGATATTCCTAATAGAGATCTAAAAACTGGAGTACTTTCTCTAGTACAGATTAATAATGATGGAAGTTTTGGAGTGGTCGCTAAATCGGCAGGAACAGTAGATTATATCAAAGGTGAAATTCTCTTAGGAACGATTAATATAACGTCCACAGTGGACGGTACAGGGGTCGTAGAGATACAGGCAATTCCTGAGTCAAATGATGTCATTGGATTGAGAGAATTATACCTTGATTTTAGCGTCTCAAAAAGTAAAATAAATATGGTAAGAGATGTGATTAGTTCGGGTGATGAAATATCTGGAACTACATTTATTAAAGACTTCTACACCTCAAGTTATCTAAACGGACAATTAATAAGAGAATAATATGATACATACTGGTTTTGAGTCTAAGGTTAAGGTTCAGCAAATTATCGGGAATCAACTTCCCGAATTTGTCGTAAATGAAAATCCTAAAGCTCTAGATTTTTTAAAGCAATATTATATTTCACAAGAATTTCAGGGTGGGCCAATTGATCTATCTGATAATTTAGATCAATATTTAAAATTAGATAATTTAACACCAGATGTAGTAGTTGACTCTACTACACTTACTACTGATATAGGAACCGCAAATGAAACAATTTCAGTTTCGAACACAAAGGGGTTTCCAAGTCAATATGGACTGTTAAAAATTAATGATGAAATCATTACATATACAGGAAAGACATCAACTACGTTTACGGGATGTATTCGTGGATTTTGTGGTATTACCAGTTATCATGAAGACCTCAAAGAAGAGGAATTGGTATTTTCAACTTCAGCAGTCGCATCACATACACAAAATGCAAATATTCAGAATCTGAGTTCTTTATTTCTCAAGGAATTTTATAGAAAGATAAAAACAACATTATCTCCAGGTTTAGAAAATGTAGATTTTAATTCTACCCTCAATGTTGGAACATTTTTAAAAGAAGTAAAGTCATTATATGAATCAAAAGGAACAGACGAGTCATTTAGAATACTTTTTAATGCTTTATATGGAGAGACTCCTCAGGTAGTTAATTTAGAAGAGTATTTAATCAAACCATCTGCGGCAAATTACGTCAGAAGAGAAATTGTCATTGCAGAGGCACTTTCTGGTAATCCTATAGACCTAGTTGGTCAGACAATCTTTAAATCTGATGATTTAGATACAAATGCCTCTATTTCTGAAGTAGAGACATTTACTAGAGCTGGAGTGGCACTCACTAGTAGTCAACAATATTTTAAAATATCTCTTTTCCGTGGTTATTCGGATGTTGAGGATACAATACAAGGAAACTTTAAAATTACCCCTGCAACAAGAGCACTTGATACTGTCAGTGTTGGTTCTTCGGTAATAACCGTTGATTCTACTGTAGGTTTTGGTACGACTGGAGTTTTAGTCGCAGGAATCAATACAAACATCAATTATACCGAAAAAAGTGTAAATCAGTTCTTTGGATGTAATGGTATTGTTGATGTTATTAAATCTACTGATTCTGTAAGAAATAATGAGACTTATTTTGGTTATGAAAATGGTGATACTACCAAAAAAGTCAAATTAAGACTCACGGGTGTATTATCAGAGTTCGAACAAGTCTCTGATACATTAGCTGTCGATGAAGGTCAGATAATTTCGGTAAAAAATGTCGGTGATTCTATCAAAGGTACTTTTTATAGTTATGAGGTTGGTGCTAATCCAATAACTGCTTATGGGAATATGTCTCATAAACGAAAATTTGCCAATTCTTTGATTTATAATACATGTGTAAGATATAATATAAAATCTATTAATAATTCTCAGATACTTTTTGATGGTGAAATTGACAGAACTAGTCTAAAGAAAGATGATAGGGTAGAGATAGTTGTTAGATCATCAAATGATGTAGTTTTAGGTGATACTTTTGATGTGTATGTTGAGACTATTATTGGTTCTAAGCAGATTAAACTGACCAGTGGATTTAATCCTACTATTAATACTGAATATGATTTGAGAAGAAAAGTTAATATTGCAAATAGTACTTCTGTTCCTTTGGAAGTCGATAAGATTGTATCTGATGTACAGAATTTATATACCGAGGGTGATGATTATATTTACATCGCTTCCAATTCAGTTCCTTCAAAAACTGGAACGTTAAATGATGAATTTACTACTTCTTTTGTCAATGATATTACCACTCCAGTAAAATCAATTTCTGTCGATTATCCACCAACTGTTGTTGGTACTGGATTGACCATAACTGTCGGATTAGATACTGCCACGTTTAGTGCCATTCAATTTGATGATCCTGTTCCATTTGTAACAGGAGATCAGGTATATTATGAACCATCTGGGAATGCTTATGTCGGACTAGAAACTGGTAGTTATTTTGTAGGGATCTTGACTACTTCTGGTACCTCTACAGATACTATACAATTATATTCATCAAAATCCTTTATTAATAGTGGTAATTACATTCCTCTTAAAGTAAGTAAGATTATAAATGTGGATGGTAGTTTTGTTCCAGAATATGCGAATGGTGATCATAAGTTTACTTTATTTTCTCAGAGATCCAATCAAATTGATCCTCAAAAATTACTTAAGAAGTTTCCATTAGAAGTAACTACCAGTAGAGGAAAACAAACTAAGACAGATGTAGGTTCTACTGGATTATTGATCAATGGTGTAGAAATTACTAACTATAAGTCAAATGATCATATTTATTATGGACCTTTAAAATCTATTGATATTTTAAATAATGGTTCTGATTATGATCTTGTCAATCCACCAAAAATAGAAGTTGCTAGTGGAACAGGAACTACAGCATTAGTTCAACCAGTCATTGAAGGTAGTATAGAAAAGGTTTTAATTGACAAGCAACAATTTAATATTAATGAGTTCATTTCTATTAATATTACTGGTGGGAATGGAGATGCTGTTTTAGAACCAGCTATTGCCAGAAGAAGTAGAGGTGTTGAGTTTGATGGAAGAAATACAAATGCTAATGGTGGAATTAGTACGGCAAATAATACAATCAAATTCTTGACTGATCATGATTTCTTTAATCAGCAACAAGTAATTTATAATTCGAATGATAATTTGGGAATAGGTGTTGGTATTGGAACATCAACGTTAGTTACTAGTGCATCTTACTTTGTCAAAGTGTTGAATAGTAATACAGTTAAATTATATAATAGTGCAGAAGATGTGATAGCATTGTCTGGTCTAGGAACTAATCCTATAGGATTAAGTACTTATAATCTATCTGGTACTCATAAATTTGTCACTCTACCAGATCAGAAATTTATTGATAGTGTTAGGGTTTTAGATGGAGGTAAGTTTACTAATAGAAAATTATTAGTGAAACCTTCTGGTATATCAACACAATATAATAAAATTGTTTTTGATAATCATGGTTTTAATAATGGTGATGTAATTGAATATAATGTAGATGTTGGTGTTGGTACTACTATCCCTCAACCAATTTCTGGATTAACCACTGCTACAGGAGTAACGACAACGACACAATATTATAATATTGTAAAATTGGATAATGACTCTTTCCAGTTATCTGATGCTGGTGTAGGAGTAGGTGCAAGTAATACTAATTTTGAACGTGGATTAACTATAGATTTCTCATCACAAGGTACTGGATATCAAGTATTTAAATATCCCGATGTAGAGATAACACTCAGGTATACTCCTGTTGGATTTGGTACAACATCTCAGAGTTATAATGATATGATATTGACTCCTAGTATTAGGGGTAGTATTGTTGATTCTTATCTTTATGAGACTGGTACTGGTTATGGTTCGACAATATTAAACTTCGAGAAAAAACCAACACTGTCTATAAAGACAGGAAAGAGTGCAACTTTAAAACCAGTTATTGTAAATGGAATAGTTGAAGAGGTTAATATTCAATATGGTGGTGAAGAATATTTCTCTATTCCAGAATTACAAGTTATTGACCCTACTGGAAAGGGTATTGGTGCAGAATTAAGACCAGTCATAATTGATAATAAGATAACTGATATTAAAATCATCAATACTGGAATTGGATATTCTAATACATCTTCTATTAGAGTTATTTCGTCAGGTAAAAATGCAAAATTAGATGCTTCTGTTAGACCATTATCAGTTGATTTAAACGATAGAATGGGTGATGAGTTATTATTAGAAGGGCCTAATAATTTATCTTACAGTCTTTGTGGGTATGCAAAGACTTATAGAGACTCTTTTGGTGAGGTAGGAAGTGGTACCACAGTAGAGTCTAGGATTATTGGATGGGCCTATGATGGAAATCCAATATATGGATCTTATGGTTATGATGATCCTGCAGTTGCAAGTAATCCACGACGTTTAATTAGTGGTTATGAGACAGATATTACAAATATTGTAGATAGACCTGTTGGATTTACTACTGGTTTCTTTGTAGATGACTATAAATTCACAAATAATGGTGATTTGGATGTTAATAATGGTAGATTCGGAAAAACACCAGAATATCCTGAAGGTGTTTATGCATATTTTGCCACTATTGATAATGATGGTAAGACACAATTCCCCTATTTTATCGGAGATTCCTATAGATCAGTACCTTTGGAGCAAAATATCGACCAAAGTTTTGATTTTAAGGGATCAGATCTAAAAAGAAACACATTTCCTTACAGAGTTGCTGATAAAAATGCTGATAATGACTTTATTATCGAAACAAATGAACTCGAAGATCAAAAAATAGAAATAGAATCAGTTACTGATGGTTCAGTTGACCAATTATTGGTTAGTTCAGCAGGAGAAAATTATAAAATTAATGATTCTATTGATTTTGACAATATTGGTGGTGGTTCTGGAGTAGTTGCTAAGGTTTCATCATTAAAAGGTAAGGATGTTATTGGTGTAAGTGTCACAACATCTACGTATGAAGGAGTATTCAGTTGGGTGAATAGTAATACATTAAAAGTTAATGTTACTTCTATGGCTACGGCTCAGGGAATCTCTAAGGGATTTATTAGTACAGAAAGAATTAATGCATATCATAATTGGATAAACAATGATAATATTATAATTTCTGGTGTTTCTACTTCATCTGGTATTTCTTCTAGTGTTCCAGCACTAACTCAACTAGATGGAAACTATCAAATTGGAATTTCTTCTCAATCTGCATCACTAATTTCAGATGTAATACCAGCAGCATCGGGAGTAACAACAGAAATATATGTTAGTTCAATACCAAATTATCTTTCAATAGGGAGCAAGGCTGAAATTGGTGGAACAAATACTGAAGAACTAACAATTCTTAATATCTATAGAAATCTTAAAGCATTAAGAGTTGTAAGATCAACAGGACTTGCTCATAGTATAACTTCACCTATAACCTATGCTCCAGATTCTTTTACTATTGAGAAAACAACAGATTTTTTCGAATCTGAAGTAAATGATATAGTTTACTTTAATCCAACACAATCAGTTGGATTTGGTACAACATCAGGAGTCACACATAAAACTTCCTTCACTTTTGGCAACGAAATAATTACAAGAAATATACCGACTCAAAGAATTTATCTTGAGAATCATCCATTCAAAGTTGATCAGGAATTAACATTTGATAAAATTGGTGGAATAACAACAAGTGTAGCTGCTGATATTGTAGTATCAGATAATAATGGAGCAACCACATTCAACTTACCATCAACGGTTTATGTTGCTGATGTCACTCCAAATACCATTGCTCTAAAAACAGGTATTGGTACAACTAGTGGTGATTTTAAAGACCTATACTTTACTGCTGGTGGTGCTGATTTTGATTCTAAGTATAACTTCAAAACTAATTTCCCACAAATAACTGGAGAATTTCAGAAAATAACAGGAACAGTTGCAATATCTACAGTTGCCACATCTAATTTAAAATTTGGAGACCAAATTAAGTTGGATGTTAAACCAGACCTATCAGTTGGAATTGGTGCATCTACTGCTGTAAGGGTCATAAGAGACTCTGAAACGGGTTATATGTTGATTGATCCAGTTGAGACATCTTACACAAATATAGACGTTGCTGCCGACACTATTAGAATTGATAATCATGGATTTAAGAGAGGTGATAAGATATTCTATACAATTGCTGATGGTACATTCCCTACTGGATTAACTACTAATAGTTCATACTTTACATACGTTGTTAATGAGAATTTCATTCAATTATCAGAAACATCTGTAGATTGTTTATCTAACCCACCAAAAGTTGTTGATATTACAGCAGCTGGTGTTGGAACCAGTAAGTTCTATCAAATTAATCCTCAACTTGAGGTTGTTAAAAATAATAACTTAGTATTTGATTTATCCGACTCCTCTTTATCAAATTATAATTTAAAATTCTACTATGATAATGAATTTAAGAATAATTTTGTATCTACAGGATCTACTACAAATACATTCAGTATAGTCAGTAGTGGAACTACAACTACACTTAATCATGATTCATCTTATCCATCTAAGTTGTACTACTCTCTCGAAAGATCTGGATTTATTAGTACAGCAGACACTGAAGTTTCTAATTATTCTGAAATAATATTTGTAGATAGTCTCTTTAACAATTCATATAATGTTGTTGGAGTGGCTACTACCTCATTTGACTTCACTTTAAATCAAGTTCCAGAAAAATTATCATATTCTGATACTGAGTGTGATTCTATTTCATATACTACTAAGTCTTTAAATGAGACAGGTGGTATTCATGCTGCTTCTATTGTTTCTGGTGGAGTTAATTATAAAAAATTGCCTAATTTTGTCGGATCATCTTCTACAGAAGGAACTGGTGGTTATGTTATTGCAAAATCAAAAACTATTGGTAATATTAAGCAAGTAAGAATTATTAATGAAGGATTTGAGTATTCTGCAGATAGTACTTTGGAACCAACTGCATTAATATCTCCGCTTATTTCTATTAAAAATTCTAATACTATAGGTATTGTTAGTGTTACTAGTGGTGGATCTGGATTTACAGATGCTCCAAATATTGTTATTGTAGATTCTGCAACAAGGGAAAAACTTGATGGGGGTATTCTTCTACCAACTATAACGGGATCATCTATTTCTAGTGTTGAGATTGTAAGTGCTCCAAATGGTCTTCCTGATGAATCAGTTACATTATTCACCATCAATAATGATAATGGAGTTGGTATTTCAGAGATTGTTTCTAACTCAACTGGAATATTTACATGTTACATAGACACCCCTTCATCAGGATTTTCACCTTTACCATTTTCGACTAATGATGAAGTCTTTATAGAAGGAGTTACTCGTGTTGGTACTGCTGGATCTGGATTTAATAGTTCTGATTATGGATACAAATTTGGTAAAGTTATTAATTATACTACTGGTTTAAAGGATGTAGTTACAATAGATCTTGAGACAATTGGTGTATCCACTAATACTGGAATAGCAGCAACTGATCAAGGTTCATTTGCAATGATTATTAATCGAAATAATTATCCATCATTCACTACAGTTGATGAATCTAATCAATTTATTATTGGTGAAGAATTGATGATCGATAATGTTTTAATAGGATTAGTAATTACTCATTCTGAAAATGATTTTATTAAAGTATTTGGTGATTATGATCTAAAGGTTGGTGATATTGTCACTGGACAAACTTCAGGATCAATAGCTACTATTTCCAGTATCCAAGAGAACTTAGGAAAATATTCTGTTAAATTCTCAGTTAAGAAGAATATTGGATGGTCTGATGATATTGGAAAACTTGATTTAGATACTCAGGTAACAGCAGATAATGATTATTATCAAAATCTTTCATATACTGTTAAAAGTACAAAAGGATTTGATGAATTAAGAAGTCCAGTAAGTGCATTACTTCATACTAGTGGACTTAAGAATTTTGCCGATGTTGGAATAGGTTCTACAACAAGATCCACTGGTGGAATATCTACAGAGGGGTCTTGGAGGGTTGGAACATCTAGTACTGATTTCTCACTTATAATACAAGATCTTGTAGAAGATACTACAGTTTGGACTATTAATGATTATGATGAGGCATATGACTATGGAAATACTGCCACTCAATCTAGATTTATAAAACTTGAGAATAAACCTTTATCTGATTATTCTCTTGCTAAGAGTAATGAAGTTCTTAAGATTGATAATATTAATCAGCAATTCTCCAATCTTGAGGGTGAACCAAGTGAATACTTAGATCTTATTGAGTTAAACACTAGTATTCCTTATCAAAATCTTTTCTATAGAATTACTAATTTAAGTGGTACTGATATTCAGACTACAGATTTAGTTGTATTGGACAATGGAACATCTAAGGTTTTATTGGAAAAATCCAATTTAGAAGATGATTATAATATTGGAGTTTTCAGTATTGAAACAAATTTAATAGGTATGAGTGTTCTTAGATTCACACCAAATCCAAATGCATACGATTATGATTATGATTTAAAAGAAATTAAGAAAACTTTTGATTCTTCTACAGGTATTGGAACTTTCCCAATAGGATTTGTTAATAAAACTGGATTTGTGGGTGTTGCTACAACAGCCACTTCTGGTGTCACCACTACATCAATTATATCAGTGGATTCTACTAAGTTTGATTCTTTCCATGTTCAGAATCATTTGGTGAATAAAACAACGAATGAAATGAATTATGTGGAAATATATGTTACTCATGATGGAACAGATACTTATACTTCTGAATATTTCTTAGATACTCATAATCCTATAGATGGATATTCGGGTACGTTAATGGGATCCTTTAGTGGAGAACTTGATGGATCTGTATTCTCTTTACAATATGAGAATGATTTAACTGATGAGATTAAAATTAGTTCTAATATTGTTGGATTTGGTAAAACTTCTGTTGGAACTGGAACATATAGATTCCTTGCAACTGGTCAGGCAGAAACTTCTGAAAGAAGTGCACTTTATCAATCTAATTATGCAGTTGGAGTAGGAACAACAAGTATTGTTGAATTTGATTCGAATTTGTTTAATGCTGCTAAATCTATAGTTCAGGTTAGTGTCGGATCTACAAGAATTGTATCTGAAGTTAAATTTAACCATGATACTACCAATACTTTTGTACAAACTGGTCCATTCTTGTCTAATGCTGGAATAGGAACAGTTAATCCTATTGGAGTCTTTACTGGAGTATTAAGTGGTGGTACTTTTGCATTATCATTTACACCAGAAAATGGATATGCATCAAATAGTATTCAGGTAGATGCTCTTACTTTAGGTGTGTATACTGATATTGACACTGATAATATCCCTCTGATTAATGACTTTGAATATGGTAAAGCAAATGAGTCTATCAATGCACACTACTTTAATGCTATTAACGGATTAAGAATTGATAGAAAGAATTTCACATTAAAGAATGATGGAACACCAATTTTTGCAAAAACCTTTGATCCTAATTCTAGTGTCGTTAATCTTGCTACAGGACTCTTTAGTATTGACAAACATTTATTCAGAACAAATGAAGAGTTAATATACACACCTGGAGTATCATTTGTTGGTGTTGGAAGCACTGCAATGCAATATCAGAGTGGTGCATATCACCATCAACTTCCATCTTCAGTGTTTGCTATTAGAAACGATGCTAACAGTTTCTACATATCAACGACAAGAGAAGGAGCAGCTGTTACGTTTGTTGGGGTTGGTACTGGAAATGCTCACGAATTTGCTATGGCAAAGGCTGATACAAAAGCAGTATTGTCGATTAATGATGTAATTCAGGCACCATTAGCATTTTCTCCTGTTAGTCATACCTTACAAAATAACCCAGAATCAGTATTGGGTAGTGCTGGTATAGGAACTACTGCGACTATATTCTCTCTTAGTGGAATATCATCATTAGCTCCTAGTGATATATTAAAAGTTGATGATGAATATATGAAAGTTCTTGATATTGGAATAGGAACGGAAACTAGTGGACCTATCACAGTTGGAATAGGATCAACTACTC